CCGCGTTTGATAATGCGGCGATACAGCAAGCAAGGCAAGCGGCGGACACATCGTCCACCGATCAGATCAAGATAGCTCAGAACGCGGCGAAGAGGGGCGGAGTTCAAGCTCCCGATACCCTTCTCACCGGTCCTGGTGGGATAGATGATGATGAAGTTAATCTAGGCGGCAATCTGTTAGCTTAGTTTATTCCCAGGTCATGGATTGACCTGTTGATGTGCATGGAGGCACGAATGGCAGACTTGAACGAAAAGTACATGCGTAGGTTGGGTTCCATGAAGCTGGAACGCGAGTCCTATACTTCGCATTGGGAAAAGATCACAGATAATCTACTGCCCAGGTCTGGGCGATACTTCCTCGAAGACAGAAACGACGGCGAACGCAGGAACCTTGCCATCTACGATTCTACTGGTGGCCGGGCTCTGAATGTCCTGGCGGCTGGCATGATGGCTGGAATGTCATCTCCTGCCCGTAAGTGGTTCAACCTGGCGATAGGCGACCGCGACCTTATGGAGTTCCAGCCTGTGAAGGTGTGGCTCAGCGAGTCCGCTGACGTTATGCGCGATCTCTTTTCAAGGTCTAACGTCTATCGTGTGTTGCATGGCATCTACGAGGAGATGGGGGCATTTGGGACCGCATGTGCGTACATCTTCCGCGACCCTGACGAAACCATCCGCCTATACCCACAAACCGTCGGCGAGTTCTTCCTGGCGCAGAGCAACCGCAATATTGTTGACACAGTATATCGTGAGTTCCAGATGCAGATCGGGCCGCTGGTCCAGGAGTTTGGTTACGACAACGTGAGCGAGGCTACCAAAAACGTATTCGACAAGGGCAACCTGGACGAATGGGCTACTGTTGTCCATGCTATCCAGCCACGCAAAGAGCGTGACATGACCAAGTCTGACAATATCAATATGCCCTGGGAATCTGTGTTCATCGAGTCTGGGCAGGACAATAACCTTACCTTGCGAGAGTCTGGTTTCAAAGACTTTCCGGTCCTAGCTCCAAGATGGATCACCAGGGGCGGCGATGTCTATGGCTCTGATTGTCCCGGCATGACTGCCTTGGGCGATATCCTCCAACTACAAGACAACCAACTCAAGAAAGCCAAGGGTATTGATTACCAGGCTGATCCTCCTCTCCAGGTTCCCACCGCATTGCGTGGGCGTGAGGATGTTCTGCCCGGCGGAACCAGCTACTACGATCCTGCGGCTCCGCAGGGCGGTATCCGCTCGGCTTTCGAGGTTAATCTCAATCTACAGCATCTGCTTGAAGATATCGTTGACGTTCGAGGCAGGATCAATTCTGCCTTCTTTGTCGATATGTTCCAGATGATCTCATCCCAGCAACGCATGCAACCGGAGACAGCCAGGGAAATCCAGGAGAAGCATGAGGAGAAACTCCTTATCTTGGGTCCGGTCCTGGAGCGCAACCAGAATGAGCTTCTGGACCCGCTGATCGACAACGCCTTCGTCATTGCCTTGGAGGATGGACTCCTTCCCCCTGTGCCAGAAGAACTGCAAGGCCAGGAGATAAATGTTGAGTATGTTTCGATGCTGGCCCAGGCACAGAAGTCTGTCGGCATTGGAGCCCTGGACCGTATCCTTGGCACGGTTGGGCAGATAGCACAGTTCAAACCTGAAGCCCTAGACAAAGTGAATGCTGACAACATGATTGATGAGTATAGCAATATGCTCGGTGTCGCACCGGACCTTATTGTGGCTAACGACAGGGTTGCGCTTATCAGGCAGGAGCGAGCGAAGGCGGCGGCGAAGCAACAACAAGCCGCGTCGTTCCCACAGGTGGCTGAGACAATGAAAACCTTAAGCGAAACGGAGACTGAGGCGAACGGCAACGCGCTTGATAACGTCGCGAGTCAGTTCACTCAACTATGAGTCACGAAGAATTTAAGAAGCGCACCGAGAATATCCAGCGCGAGAAGAGCGCGGTTGACCAGAGGTTGGATGATCTCCGGCAGATACTGGCCTCGGTTGCTGGGCGTAGGTACATGAAAGGTATGCTGACATTTCACGGAATTTATACCATGTCTTCGGGCCGGAACGCCCAGGAGATGGCTGAAGAGAAGGGACGGCGTAACGCTGGCATCAAGATACTTGATGAGATGAAGATAGCTAATCCAGAGCTTACGCTGAAAATGTTGTTAAATTTATAGGAGACTGAGAATGGAAGAAACACAGGATTCGACCGCAACGGCTGAAGCCACGGCGGAGCAAGCTGAACCTACAGAGAGCCAGGAGCAAGACCTCCAGGCCGGTTCAAGGCAAGAAGATGAGGGTCAAGATGGTTCCCACAAAGAAGGCGAAGTCACCGGCTACGACCTGGTTATCCCTGAAGGGTATCAGCTCGATGATGCTGGCGTTGACGACTTCAAAAAGTTTGCCACAGATGAGTTAGGCTTGGACGGAGAGAAGTCCCAGAAGATGTTGGACCGATACCTGACTAAGCTCGACGAGGCTGTAGGGCGTGATGCTGACTCTGTCGCCGCTGTTCATCAGGAGTGGGCTAAAGAGTCCATGAATGATAAGGAGTTCGGCGGAGCTGACTTGCAGGAAAACATGGTGCGAGCGCGCAGAACCATGAATTCCTTTTCCGACCCTGCTGTTGGTGCGGATGGCAAGGCAATCTTGCATTCAGATGGAACGATGAAAGGCCAGCAAATGACTGAAGTAGAGGTCTTGTTGAATAGAACCGGAATGGGGAACAACCCTGCTCTGATTCGAGTCTTCCATCGCATGGGCCTGGCAATGAGTGAGGACCATTATGTTAAGGGTGATATGAAACCTGTGGTCAGGAAGAAAACCCCTGCGGAGGTGATGTACCCTAACATGAACAAGTAATTAACTACCTGGTACGGACTTGCTCTATCAAGGCCATGGATGGCCCTTGTTGAGCGGATTCTCAGTTGATAGAGCTTTCGACTGATAGAGCATGCGAGTCTCAGGGTTACGAACACAACCTTTTATTGAGGATTTTAAAGCATGGCAACTCTATCAGTAGTAAACCCAACCCTGGCGGATGTAGCGAAAGCTACCGACCCCGATGGGCAGATTGCAAACATCGTCGAGATTTTGAATGAAACTAACGAAATCCTGGACGACATGGTATGGAAAGAAGGAAACCTCCCTACTGGACACAGAACCACGATTCGAGCCGGTCTGCCTACACCGACCTGGCGTAAATTGTATGGGGGCGTACAGCCCAACAAAGCTACCAACGTACAGGTCACCGATACGACCGGTATGCTGGAAGCCTACGCCGAGATCGACAAAGCTCTCGCTGACTTGAACGGTAACACCTCCGCCTTCCGTATGACTGAAGACAGAGCCCACATTGAAGGGATGTCTCAAGAGTTCTCTGACACCCTGATCTACGGCAACGAAGGAACGGCCCCGGAAGAGTTTACCGGCTTCGCCGCTCGCTTCAACGACAATTCCGGTCCTGCCAACGCGGATAACATTATCCTGGGCGGCGGTTCTGGTGCTGACAACAACTCCATTTGGTTGATCTCCTGGGGCGAAGATACGGTTCACGGTATCTATCCTAAAGGTTCCAAGGCTGGCTTGCAGTTCTCTGACAAGGGCCAGGTCACCATTGAGGATGCTTCTGACGGTTCTAACTCTGGCAGGATGGAAGCCTACCGCTCTCATTACCGCTGGGATGTTGGTCTGTCTGTTCGTGATTGGCGTTATGTCGTTCGTATCTGTAACATTGACCAGTCAGCTTTGACGGCTGATAAGTCTGGTTCCTCTGCGGACATCACCGACTTGATGGCACAGGCTATCGAGTTACTGCCCAACTCCAGTAAAGGTCGCCCTGCGTTCTACATGAATCGCGGAGTTCGGTCTGTACTGCGTCGGCAGATTGCCAACACCACGAATGTTCAGTTGAACATGGACCAGGTTGGCGGCAAGCACGTTATGACCTTTGACGGTATCCCTGTCAGACGTTGCGACAGCTTGACGAGTGCAGAAGCTACCATTTCCTAGAATTGGCAGGAGATTGGTAATTAACTTTCAACAATCCTTTATGGAGATTTATTATGAGCATCATCGATTCACGGCTTGAACTATCAAGCGCACAAGCATTGACCGCATCTGCGGATGCTACCAACGTGGTAGACCTTACCCAGACTGCTCGCCAGGTTGGAGCGGGTAAAGACCTCTACGTTCATTTTAACGTAACCGTTGCCGCTGACTTTACGACGACTGATGAAACCTATCAGTTCAATATTGCCACCGGCGCGGCGGCTACCCTCGGCACGGTCATCAACTCCCGCATTATTACGGCGGGTGTCCTGGTGGCTGGCTTCAACTTTTCTATGACCATCCCGTCTAGCGAAGTGTTGAGGTATATCGGCGTTGAATACGTCTTGGGCGGAACTACTCCGACCGTGACGATGGACGCTTACATTTCAGACCAAGAGGCTTATTCTTGGACATCAACTGCTGACGCTATCTAACGATAGTGTCGCTTCCCCTGGGGCGGCGGGTTTCCTCCAGTTTCCCGTCGCCCCACCCTTTGAGGCGTAGCCCATGAAATTGGGATAAAGGACTTCGGGTCCGTAACTTTATTGGAGTTTGAATTATGACATTACCCACCGAGGCATTTGGCAAGGCGGCAAGCGTTGATGTAAACGCTGGCATTATTGCTGACGTTGATGCGGCGGTCGCGGCGGCTACGGGTCTTAGGTTGATGGGTTATTCGGCCAGGGAAACGGCGGCGGCGGCGGCAACTTTTGAGATAGTGAATGGAGCTACCGGCGCGGCTGGTACGACTCTGGTTTCAGTTAATCTAGCGGCTTCCACCTCAGAGACAATCTGGTTCGGCGACGCTGGTCTGGATGCTGAGAGCGGTCTGTCTATCGACGACGGGACCGGGACTTACGATATCGCTTTATATTACAAAGTATTCGGAGGCAACTAATGGGCATCAAGGTAAAAGCTAAATCAGCCGGATATTATGGAACCAGGCGCAGACCTGGAGATGTCTTCGAGATAGCATCCGAAAAGGATAGGGGCATGTGGATGATAGAGGTAGACGCACCTATGCCGGACGAGGATTACAAGTTACCTTTTACATCCAAGGTCAAAGGGACCAAAGCTGGTGGCAATGTCTTCACCGGTTCAAAAGA